AGGGGATCTCTCAGTGCCAGGCTTTAGCCCTGTTGATGCAATGAGGACTCTCTCCGTACACCATTTGCTGGGGGTTATCTGATAGATGATTGTCTGCATGCCAACCTCATAAAATTTTCATCCACGGCAGTGGCACCACACTTCAAACATTCGCTTCACAACTTCACGACAGTAGAAGCCGTCAACATCTCGCGTCAGGTCATAGCGATTGCCGTAACGCTGGTGGACACATCGTTCAAATGCTTTATTCATTCTTTACTTCCTTTTTATGGCTCGTAATTTTTTCAGGTGCTTTTCCTGCTCAGTGTCCGCGAGAATTTTGCGGTACTCCTGGTGGTCAATATGTTCGAACAGGCAGTTTAACTCACCAATGCGTACCCGCCCGGATCGTCCGTCCATCCGTCGAAAGAACACTGAGTGCTCAGTGATGCGAGTAATCACCACGGGGTATCCAGCTCTGTCCGTGTATATCTGACCGCGTTGAATCAAAGCGAACATGTGGTTATCCCCATCGACAAATCGAGAACACAACAAACGCTGCTGCGAATACCACCCCCAGAGTTACGATTGCATCAGGCCAGCTCATTGATTCACCTCCTGCCTGTCGTCCGGCATTCGCTCACTACAGCTTATCCAACTATCCGGAGTTACCGGAGAGTTGCCCGATAGTGCATTCTGCTCCAGTGTTGCTTTTACAAACCACGCTGCCTGAACTATAACGCCATGAATCCAGCGCAAATCAGCATCGCGATCTTTCTTTTTCATATTTTCGCCACTCAAGGCCTTGCTTATGTGGCTGCGTACCAGGTCTTCATGTAATTCCTTCGCATCCTCAATGGTGAAACCACCAAGCAGAAGAGCCTGAGTTACCGGAGGGGTGGTTGACGTTTCCGGGATTTTCCGAAAATTATTGGTTGATGAATTCGTATTTTCGCGAAAGTTTCCGGACTGAAGCATGGCTTCGCGGCAATCGTTCCATCCTTCAGCATAATCACTATACGCAAGAGGCCAACCGTTTCTGTATTCACGCGGCAACTTTTCCGGCACCACCGGCGCTGGCGGAGCAGCGTATAGCGGCATGTATATTTCTGGTTCCTTATCTGCCCCTGGTTGCTCTTCCAGTGAGAATGTCTTTCTGGTAAATCGATTCATATAAAGTGCTGGTTCGACTTCCAGTGGCGGTAAATCCGGCACTGTTATGCCAAACAATGCAGCCAGTGCACGATAGTTTTGTTCACTGTGATAGCGGCCTTTACAGCGAACCAGTTTTTCCGCAGCGGATTTGATTGCTTCCATTTTGGCGATGCGCTTACTTCCATCCGCGATAACGCCTTCGTAATACTCACGTTGCTCGTTGAGTTTTGATTTCACCTCCTCAAGCTCAACACGCAGCTTCCCTACCGTTAGCGCAATATCCTCGTTCTCCTGGTCGCGGCGTTTGATGTATTGCTGGTTTCTTTCCTGTTCATCCAGCAGTGCCAGCACGGTAGCCGGGTTAGCCTCTGCTATGAATTCAGCGTTTGCATAAGCCTGAGCATCTGTTTCAATCAGGCAGTTAACATGACATTCCGCAATCACGCCACCGGGTTCTCCTTTCCATTTTTGGCAAACAAAAACTCCTGTTAAATTGCCGTGCTGGTTAACAGATGTATGCCCTACGATGTAGCTTCCTTTAGTTGCTTTCTCTGCCTTTTCACGCAGTGCCTGATAATTAATTTCGCTCACTTCGAACCTCTCTGTTTACTGATAAGCTCCAGATCCTCCTGGCAACTTGCACAAGTCCGACAACCCTGAACTGCCAGGCGTCTTCGTTCATCTATCGGATCGCCACACTCACAACAATGAGTTGCGGATACAGTCTGGTAGTTCAGGCGACGCATTTTTATTGCTGTATTGCGCTGTAATTCTTCAATTTCTGATGCTGAATCAATGATATCTGCCATCTTTCATTAATCCCTGAATTGTTGGTTAATACGCTTGAGGGTGAATGCGAATAATAAAAAAGGAGCCTGTAGCTCCCTGATGATTTTGCTTTTCATGTTCACCGTTCCTTAAAGACGCCGTTTAACATACCGATTGCCAGACTTAAGTGAGTCGGTGTGAATCCCATCAGCGTTACCGTTTCGCGGTGCTTCTTCAGTACGCTACGGAAAATGTCATCGACGTTTTTATCCGGAAACTGCTGTCTGGCTTTTTTGATTTCAGAATTAGCCTGACGGGCAATGCTGCGAAGGGCGTTTTCCTGCTGAGGTGTCATTGAACAAGTCCCATGTCGGCAAGCATAAGCACACAGAATATAAAGCCCGCTGCCAGAAGAATGCATTCAGTGGTTGTCATACCTGGTCTCTCTCATCTGCTTCTGCTTTCGCCACCATCATTTCCAGCTTTTGTGAAAGGGATGCGGCTAACGTATGAAATTCTTCGTCTGTTTCTACTGGTATTGGCACAAACCTGACTCCAATTTGAGCAAGGCTATGTGCCATCTCAATGCTCGTTCTTAACTCAACAGGAGATGCTTTGTGCATACAGCCCCTCGTTTATTATTTATCTCCTCAGCCAGCCGCTGGGCTTTCAGTGGATTTTGGATAACAGAAAGGCCGGGAAATACCCAGCCTCGCTTTGTAACGGAGTAGACGAAAGTGATCGTGCCTACCCGGATATTATCGTGAGGATGCTTCATCGCCATTGCTCCCCAAATACAAAACCAATTTCAGCCAGTGCCTCGTCCATTTTTTCGATGAACTCCGGCACCATCTCGTCAAAACTCGCCATGTACTTTTCATCCCGCTCAACCACGACATAATGCAGTCCTTCACGCTTCATACGCGGGTCATAGTTGGCAAAGTACCAGGCATCTTTTCGCGTCACCCACATGCTGTACTGCACCTGGGCCAGGTAAGCCGATTTTATGGCCTCGAAACCACCGAGCCGGAATTTCATGAAATCCCGGGAGGTAAACGGGCATTTCAGTTCAAGGCCGTTGCCGTCACTGCATAAACCATCGGGAGAGCAGGCTGTACGCATACTTTCGTCGCGATAGATAATCGGGGATTCAGTAACATTCACGCCGGAGGTGAACTCAAACAGGACTCTGGCGTCGTTCTCGTATTGTTTTCCCCAGGCCAGTGCTTTGGCATTAACTTCCGGAGCCACACCGGTGCAAACCTCAGCAAGCAGGGTGTGGAAGTAGGACATTTTCATGTCAGGCCATTTCTTTCCTGAGCGGGGTTTTGCTATCACGTTGTGAACTTCTGAAGCGGTGATGACGCCGAGCCGTAATTTGTGCCACGCATCATCCCCCTGTTCGACAGCTCTCACGTCGATCCCTGTACGTTGCAGGATAATGTCCGGTGTCATGCTGCTACCTTCTGCTCAGTGGCTTTCTGTTTCAGGAATCCAAGAGCTTTCACTGCTTCGGCCTGTGTCAGTTCTGACGATGCGCGAATGTCGCGGCGAAATATCTGGGAACAGAGCGGCAATAAGTCGTCATCCCATGTTTTATCCAGGGCGATCAGCAGAGTGTTAATCTCCTGCATGGTTTCATCGTTAACCGGAGTGATGTCGCGTTCCGGCTGACGTTCTGCAGTGTATGCGGTATTTTCGACAATGCGCTCGGCTTCATCCTTGTCATAGATACCAGCAAATCCGAAGGCCAGACGGGCACACTGAATCATGGCTTTATGCCGCAACATTCGTTTGGGATGCGACTGCCACGGTCCGGTGATTTCTCTGCCTTCGCGGGTTTTGAATGGTTCGCGGCGGCATTCATCCATCCATTCGGTAACGCAGATCGGATGATTACGGTCCTTGCGGTAAATCCGGCATGTACAGGATTCATTGTCCTGCTCAAAGTCCATGCCATCAAACTGCTGGTTTTCATTGATGATGCGGGACCAGCCATCAACGCCCACCACCGGAACAATGCCGTTCTGCTTATCAGGGAAGGCGTAAATTTCTTTCGTCCACGGATTAAGGCCGTACTGGTTGGCGACGATCAACAATGCGATGAACTGCGCATCGCTGGCATCACCTTTAAATGCCGTCTGGCGAAGAGTGGTGATCAGTTCCTGTGGGTCGACAGAATCCATGCCGACACGTTCAGCCAGCTTCCCTGCCAGCGTTGCGAGTGCTGTACTCATCCGTTTTATACCTCTGAATCAATATCAACCTGGTGGTGAGCAATGGTTTCAACCATGTACCGGATGTGTTCTGCCATGCGCTCCTGAAACTCAACATCGTCATCAAACGCACGGGTAATGGCTTTTTTGCTGGCCCCGCAGCGTTGCAAATGATCGATACAGAGTGATTCAAACAGGTGCTGTGGAAGACCTTTTTCCATGTCGTCTGCCAGTTCTGCCTCTTTCTCTTCACGGGCGATCTGCTGGTAGTGACGCTCCCAGCTCTGAGCCTCAAGACGATCCTGAATGTAATAAGCGTTCATGGCTGAACTCCTGAAAATGGCTGTGAAAATATCGCCCGCGAAATGCCAGGCTGATTAGGAAAACAGGAAAGGGGGGTAGTGAATGCTTTTGCTTGATCTCAGTTTCTGTATTAATATCCATTTTTTATAAGCGTCGACGGCCTCACGAAACATCTTTTCATCGCCAATAAAAGTGGCGATAGTGAATTTAGTCTGGATAGCCATAATTGTTTGATCCATTTTTCGGGACTCCTGGCTGATTAAGTATGTCGATAAGGCGTTTCCATCCGTCACGTAATTTACGGGTAATTCGTTCAAGTAAAGATTCGGAAGGGCAGCCAGCAACAGGCCACCCTGCAATGGCATATTGCATGGTGTGCTCCTTATTTATACATAACGAAAAACGCCTCGAGTGAAGCGTTATTGGTATGCGGTAAAGCCGCGCTTAGGCGGCTGATGTTTCTTCTTTCAGGCTTTCGAGATATTTACGTGGGTCGTCGTAACATTGGCATTCGCTGTACCAATCCACCCAGCGATCAGTAAGCCCCATCTCTGATAAATCTTCATCGGTAAGGCTCTCATCCCACATCTCAAGGCCGTTAGCATTGCAGTAATCAGGCTTGATGTTGTTGTCATACTGAAAGGCGTCATAATCAGCCAGTGCGTCCATCAGACGAACACCCTCTTCAACACTTGCCACTTCTACAATGAACGGCTTCATAGGTACTTGCGGGATATGCCAGACACGTAATTTCATATATCCTCCGTCAAAAAAATTGCCCTCACACTGGAGGGCAAAGAAGATTTCCAATAATCAGAACAAGTCGGCTCCTGTTTAGTTACGAGCGACATTGCTCCGTGTATTCACTCGTTGGAATGAATACACAGTGCTTATTCGTACTAATAAAATACCCAATTTTCTGTTTCTTGGTTGTGTCCAAAGTTATATTCAATATCTGGTGTTGATGTATCAATATTCTTCATACCATCAACAAGAGTTGATACAACAGCCAAATCTTGTTTGATTCTCATTAAATGGTATTTCTTCCGGCGCAATAAACTTTCAATGGCAAGTTTCTTCGTTGGGAA